CACAAAAGCACTCGCAGATAAAATTTGTGCGCGTATTGCTCAGGGCGAAAGTCTTCGCAAAATTTGTGAGGACAAGGCGATGCCAAACATCGCATCAGTCATCAACTGGCGTCGAGAAAAGCCAGAATTTTTCGCACATTACACGAAAGCGCAAGAAGATCGCGCAGACCACTACGCTGATGAGATTGTTGAGATTGCCGACACGGCAGAAGATGCGGCTAAGGCTAGGCTCCAAGTTGACGCCCGTAAGTGGGTTGCGTCTAAGCTGAAATCCAAAGCTTATGGCGAGAAGGTGACGCAAGAACACACAGGCGGCGTCAGCATTCAGGTGGTAACTGGTGTCCCAAGAAACGATTAACCTTGGCTACGTCTCAAGGGAGCAGTTTGTCCCATACCATAAGCGAAAAGAACGGTGGGCCTGTATCGTCGCCCACCGTCGCGCTGGCAAGACCGTCGCTTGCATCAACGACCTAGTGGATGCTTGCCTTAGATGCACTGAGCACAATCCCCGCATGGCTTACATTACGCCGCTATATGCTCAGGCCAAGGATGTCGCGTGGGTTTACCTCAAGGAAGCAATAGCCCCGCTTATCGCTCACGGGGCAACCATTAACGAAGCTGAACTGCGTGTCGATCTGCCCAACGGTGGCAGGGTTCGTCTTTATGGTTCCGACAACTATGACCGGATGCGTGGTATTTACCTTGATGCTGTTGTTCTCGATGAGTATGGCGACATGGACCCAAGGGCGTGGCCAGAGGTCATCCGCCCTGCGCTATCAGACCGTAAGGGCAGCGCGACATTCATCGGAACGCCAAAGGGCGAGAACGCTTTCTTCGATCTATGGAACGAGGCACAGGACGATCCAGAATGGTTCACGCTTATGCTCAAGGCGTCAGAGACGGGGATTGTCGATGAGGAAGAACTGATAGCAGCCAGACGCCAGATGACAAATGACCAGTATCGGCAGGAATACGAATGCTCATTCTCAGCCAGCGTCATCGGTTCATATTACGGCAGCATGATTGAGGCGGCAGAAGAACAGGGCCGCATTACGTCAGTGCCGCACGAGGCTGAGTTACAAGTCAACACGGTATTCGACCTTGGCATATCTGATAGCACGGCGATCTGGGCCTACCAGCAAGTCGGCAAGGAAATACGGATCATCAACCATTACGAGGCGAGCGGTCACGGGCTGGCGCATTACGCTGAGAAGCTGACGCAGTGGCGAGATGAGTTAGGTTATAGGTATAATCGACACTGGTTTCCGCATGACGTTGAGGTGCGCGAACTTGGCACAGGTAAGACCCGAGTTGAAACCCTCAAGGAATTAGGTATCCCGGCGTCTGTTGTGCCAAAGCTGAGTGTGGACGATGGTATCAACGCCGTTAGGCGCATCCTGTCGCGGTGTTGGTTCGATAAGGACAAGTGTAAGGACGGGCTGAAAGCTTTAAGGCAATACCGGACGGAATACGACGATAAGCGCAAGACCTTCCGAAAGACGCCGCTACACGATTGGTCTAGCCATAGCGCCGATGCTTTCCGTTATTTGGCTGTGTCATTGAAAGAAAATAAGGTGACGAAGCCGCTGGTTTACTCCAACGCTGGTATCGTGTAATATGTCTTGACCCGCTGAGAAGCGGCATTGCCCATTGGTGGAATAGCACATGGCTGAAATGAAAGATCACGAACTCTTGGCAATGGTGCGGCGGGAAAGCCAAGCCGCGCAGTCTTATATCACTTCCGAGATTTCCCAAGACCGCGAAGATGCGATGGACCGCTATTTTGGGCGGGATTACGGCGACGAGCAAGCGGGCCGCTCCAAAGTTGTGATGCGTGATGTCCTGGAAACTATCGAGTGGGTTATGCCCTCTCTGCTTCGCATTTTTGTCTCTGGCGACGATATTGTTAGCTATGATCCAGAAGGGCCAGAAGATGAGCAATTTGCAGAACAAGCCACAGACCTCGCCAACGTAGTTTTCTATAAAGACAACAACGGTTTCTTAATCCTCCACACTTGGTTTAAGGACGCGCTCCTACAGAAGATGGGTGTTGTCAAATCTTTTTGGGACGAGAGCGAAGTAACCAAACGTGAAACTTACACCGACCTTGATGCTCAGACTTTCGTCGCCCTTGTGTCGCCCGATAACGTGGAGGTGGTCGAGCATACAGAGCGCACCCTTGACGGAGAAGAGTACCAAGAGCCGGAAGAAGAAGATGAAGACGGTTTAATCCTGTTTGATCGACCGCAGACAACACACGATGTTACGCTTATCAAGACGCAAGAAAAGCAGCGGATTGTTATTGAGAACATCCCTCCTGAAGAATTTTATATGTCGTATGACGCGGCAGACCCAGACAAGGCAAGGTTCCTAGAACATAAAGTCCAGAAGACCCGCAGCGACCTTATCAGCGACGGCTTTGATAAAAAGCTGGTAATGATGATCCCCGGTATGCACGAGGATGACGAGAACGGGGAAGCCCAGGCTCGTCACGGTTCTGCTATCACTGGCCGCGATGACGCAGCAGACCCGATGATGGAAGAGGTCGAGCTACACGAGAGTTACCTGTACGTTGACACTGATGGTGACGGCGTGGCCGAGTGGACCCGCGTGTTGTGGGGTGGCTCTATGATCTTGGAGCGCGACCAAGTGGATAAGCAACCGTTCTCGGTTGTCTGCCCCATCCTTATCCCCCACCGCGCCTATGGCTTGTCCCTGGCCGACTTGATTATGGATTTGACCCGCATCCGTACCGTTATTATGCGTCAGACGCTTGATAGCCTATATCTTGCGAACAACCCGGAGAGAGAAGTTGACGTTAATAAGATCGTTGATATGGATGATTTCCTCACGACTCGCTCGGGCGGAATTAAGCGTGTCGAACAAATTGGTGCGAGCCGCGAAATTGCACATCCTTTTGTCGCCAAAGAGAGTTTCGCAATGCTGGACGGGTTGGATGCGCTAGAGACTAAGCGCACTGGCGTCTCTGATATGGCGATGGCGGTTGATGCTGAAATCCTCCAGAACCAAACTGCTACTGCATCCAACAACGGCATGGCTGTGAAGAACCAGCGTGTCGAAATGATTGCCCGCATCTTTGCGGAGACGGGCGTTAAACACCTATTCCGTCGCATTCTCCATTTACTCGTTGAGAACCAGACTAAAGAGCGTGTTGTCCGCATCCGCAATGAGTGGGTGCCTATGAACACAAACGGCTGGAACCCTGAGATGGATGTCAGCATCAATGTTGGCCTTGGGCATGGCTCCCGTGACCAGCAGATGATGTTCTTAAACGGGCTTTTACAAATCCAGAAAGACCTCATCCAATCGCCACAGATGCGGATGGTCAGACCTAAACACGTTTACAATACGGTTGAACAGTTGACGCGGAATATCGGGTATAAAAACCCCGACAAGTTCTTTGACGACCCTGGCGACCAGCCGATTGAGATGCCGCAACCTGGGCCTGATCCGAATGAGATGATGATCCGGGCGCAGATGCAAATTGAGCAACTAAAGGCGCAAGTTGCTATGCAGAGGGCACAGCTAGATAACGAGAACACCGACAACAAGCTGCGTCTATCGCACCACGAGGCAATGCAGAAGTTGGAACTCGAAAGCGAGCGGCTTGAGATTGAGCGCGAGAAGATTGCCGCCAGTATGCAAGAGGTGGCCGCTAAAATTAGAAGCGACGAGGCGAAGGCGGCAGCGCAGCTTGAGGCTAACGCGCAGAAAGTTCTATCGGAGAAAGAAGAAAAAGAGCGGGACCGCGAGTCGAACGCTATGGAAAGGGAACGTGAACGTGCGGCGCAGATTGAGGCTGCTAGGTCTAGAACATCTCGCAGCGTTAGCGTCGAGCGTAACGAAGACGGCTCTTTAAGCGGGAGCATTGATTAGTGGTTGAACAGGTTAAAGAGAGTTTCATTCCTGTTGCTGGAACGCAAACAAACCTAGAGATTATTGAAGTCACCAATGATCGCGGCGAAAAAGTCCACCGCGAAGCCGTTTTTATGGGCGGCTAACGGTGCATTGACCATGGGGCTTCTTAACGACACACCAGCGCAGGGGCTTTTGTCTGAGATGAACCGCACTGACGCGATGCGTCGGGCGAGGCACCGCTCATTCCAACAGACTGGCGGGACGCCTTGGGTTGATATTGCGAACGGCGTCTTAGGCATGATTGCGGAGCCTATTGAGGCAATGAAGGCTGATGCAATGGCGCAGTATTACGGGATGCCATCAACAGGGGAAATCCCGAAAAACATTATCCAAGGTATTGGGGGTGCTGGTTTAAGCGCGGGGGCTTTGGGGCTTCGCCTCATGCCGCGTGGGGCGTTGGCGGCTAACGTGTGGCAGGGTTCGCCGCACAAGTATGGCCCTGAAGGTGCGCGTGAATCGCTCAAGCATATCGGCAAGGGCGAAGGCGCTCAGGCTTACGGTTGGGGCCGGTATGATGCGGGGGCGCAGAGTGTCGGGGAACAG